CAACTTGAGTGAATGAGATTGCAAGAGTTGTGATATTTAATGTTAGTACATCGCTGCACTCTTTTAAAAGTGTTTTCATTATAGTGGTTGTTTAAACATTTCGACACAAAAACCAATGTCAGCATACCATTCCACACCACTTGACTTAGTTCCTGTTCTTTTAATACTTACAAAAACAAAATCTCCTTCTGCTAAAGGGTATCCACTAGCTGGATTATCCTCAATATCAAAGATGTGGTTTTGATTGTTTTGACTTGTTAGAGTGAATGATTTAAGAAGTTCAATTGTAATATTTGTAGTTGTTC